TAGATGGTTCTCCCCCCATTTGAAACTGGAAAGGCCGCCGGCGTTGATCCCGCGTGCGATGGGTCCGAGGAACAACACATCTCGTCCCCTTTTATTTTGTAAAAGGGGGAGAACCTACCAAAACAACAAAAAAACAAGTATTTTTGTGTATAATGACATAAATACTTGTATATATCTCGATTATGTATACTACCACCCAACTTATTTCGGGAGAACGCCTACAAAATGTAGCCGATGTTTATATTGGCACTACCTACTATTTTCAGTATAACCCGATGATGATGCCTCAAATAGAAAAACAAAAGCATTTGGCAGATTTCAACCGTCAAATGCCGTACAATAATCCGCGCATCGTGTTTTGTTACGGAGATCTCCTAAGGGAATTTCAAAAAATCATCGATTGGTTTGTGAACCCTTTTATACTGATCACACATAATTCCGACGCAAATATTGTGAATGAACCCACCGTGAACGCGATATTGAATCATCCCATGGTGTTGCGCTGGCACGCCCAAAATGTCGGTTATCTCCATGGTCACCCCAAATTGTATTTTCTGCCCATCGGTATCGCGAACCGCCAATGGCCCCACGGCAATCTCGAAATGTTTGAATACGTTTTCAACAATTATAATTTGCCCATGGTCAAAAGCCGGGGGGTCTACATGAATTTTAAAATCGAGACCAATAAGGAAAAACGCCTGAAATGTTACGAAGAACTCTCCAATCTGGTCGAGTATTTACCGATGGTATCTCCGATGGAAAATTTGCTTCGTATGATACAATACCGATACTGTATTTGCCCCGAGGGCAACGGGCTAGACACCCACCGAATGTGGGAATGTTTCTATTTGAGAATTGTACCCATCATGTTGAGAACCCCCTTTTCCGTCAATATTCAGCAAAAAACGGGATTACCCATGATACTTTTAAACACGTGGTCCGAATTTTCCGACACGGTACTTGACGAGTATACCTACACAAGAATGGATTTTGATTCGTGCCATACACATTTAACGTTGAAACACTACATTCAACAAATCATTGCGGACCCCCACGAAAACAATAAATCGCCGTAAACCATATATAGATTGTGGGCATCATCAACTTATATTTGGTGACCCGCCCCAGAATGTTTGTGGCATTAAGTTTCGCCGGTAAATTGCCAGAATATGTACTGGATTGTGTTCATCAACTACGACTGTTTTATGACGGTGACATTGTCATCATTTTGGACGATATGAATTCCCCCTACTTGTCCATATTAGAGGGGAAATACCGCGTCATCCCCATAAATTATGAAGAAGTCAAGTCCCACGAATTCATCGAGTGTTTCAAACAAAATCGAAACAAATTCATGGTGTTACCCCAGTTAAAAGGCCGTGAATTGCTGTTTGTTCGGTGCTTCGAACGCTTTTTCCTACTGGGAAATGCCATGAAACTGCGTAATTTAACCGACTGTTTTTTCATTGAACTCGACAATTTGATTTATGACGATCCGCGCGTCTGGTTGTCCGAATTTCAAAAGTGGAACATGTGTTTTATGTTTGACAATTACGAACGCGCATCCTCGGGGGTGACGTATATTAAAAACGCGGCGGTCTTGGACGACCTGCTAAATTACACCATTCAATTTATACACCAATGGGTTGTCAATCCAGAGGTCTGGATGTCCGAAATGGTCTTACTGTACAAGTACTATCTCTCAAAGAACGACAATACCATTCAATTCCTTCCGACTATATGGCCAGAGGCGCAGTGTCCAGTATTGTATCCCTCGGAGAATTACGAAAAATATCACAAAACGATATTTGATGCCGCGGCAATTGGTATCATGTTGTATGGTAGTGATACGGGTAATAAGGATAGTCCTACCGTAGTGGGTACCAAAAACCGGTATTCGTTTATTGATTATACCGTCTATTTGAAACAAATTGTCTGGAGAACCGACGACAAGAAACGCCATATTCCCTACTTTTTAATTGATGGACACTACATTAAAATCAATAACCTTCATGTACACTGTAAGAATTTGACCCAGGCATTATCCATTCCCAGGTAAATAAATATGTAAATAGTTTATATAGTTACATATTACATCCATCGGTATGGCATCTATCGCAGATTCATTCATGAGCGGTATGGGTAATATACTGAACGTGTTTTCGGCACCGAAAACCGCCAGTGGTACGGAGCCAGATGTTTCTTTGAATGATAACGAAAGTTATAGCTATAGCTACAAAATCATCCTTTTGGGAAAAGACGGCGAAATTGTAGAAACGGTCGAACCCGCACAGCTAGACAGCACCACCACAATCCATTTAGATGATTCTATCCGTGTCATTAAAAATAAAATAATCAAAATGCTGGATAAATACCGGCTTTCTTATTCCGAGGTGTATTTGTTCTCCAAAAACAAAATTCATGTGGACCTAAATGAGATGTATAAAAATGTCACGAAAAACGGAGAACGGCCCATGGATCACGGTAAAATCCAACAGGTATGCGCTTCGCTCGAACTGGAAAATGTGGTTCTCGACGAAGCCAAAACAGATTATTCGTTGGACGAGTTTCTGGCGGTGTTTTCTCAGGCGAAAATCGGAACCTCCCGGACAGTGGCGGTACCCCTGGGGTCACGTTTTGAAACATCCTACCAGTGGTTGTTCTCCGCCAATCCTTACCGCATTTCCCAGGTTCTCCCCGATGTGAAAAAAACTCCCCTCTTCTCCTTTGAAAATTCGCTTTTAATGAATTACACGTATGGGCAATCTATCGAGATATGTGTTTGTACAGCCGAGAATGTTCTCGAGTTTACAGAAAAACGCGGTATTTCTTCAGATTATGTTCTCCGGATGTATTTTCCCTTTCTTTTTAAAACGGGGGTGAAGAGCCTGGAAAATTTGACCGAACAGAAACAAACCCTGTTGGACGCGTACGAAAAAACCGTGGATGCCAATATTTGGAAATTATACGACACGGTGGATTTGTTTTATCAAATTGAGAACCAGGCTACTATTCCAATCGCATATACATCTAGTGGTATCCAGGCGTTTCGCATGATCCTACATGCCGATTTCGCCAGTGTATTACCACTAGACACGATTTTCAAACGTATTCATGCTCTACCCCACATTCCATTTATTAAATACAATCCGGGATTTAAACGTGAGAACATTTATCGTTTATACAGTGATAAAATCGCGACCAACGGCAAGAAAATACCTCTCTTGTCTGCCACGGAAATATCGAAATTGTCCAAAGAAACGGGGAGAACCGGGCAGATTACTTTGCTCATACGGCAAAAATTTGAAGACATGCCCCTCCACGTATATTTGAATTTCAACAAGGATGGTAAAATAATGATGAAATGTGGTCTAGATCGGCCGGTATCTCCCACTTCTATTTTCCCCCTGATTAAACAGACCATTCAACCAATTCTGGAACAGTTGAATGCGTTTTTATTTGAAACTGGGTACCAAATTCGGGTGCCGGAACGTTATGGATTCGGCGGATACCTGGAGAACCCCGTCATAGAAATAGAACAGATTCAGTACGTGGCCACACTACCCATTAGCAAAAAAATGGATATAAAAAAATACAAGGGCTGTCTTTCCAGTATCTTCGATATGGAAGCGGGCGAGGTCGCGTCGGAACAGGGACTTCGTCTGAAATTTAAGCGGGTGGAAAATTACCAGGACATGGACCCCATATCGCTCGCCATCAGTCAAACGTACACGAAAACCCGCGAAATCGAGGATGTGATTGCGGAACTGAAGGGCGAATTTAAATTGACCGAGGAACAGGCCCGTGAACGCGCCATCAAATTTTTTGGAGAACATACCATGTTACAGGGGAAATTGGTGGACAATGCGGGGTTTCCGGTCACGATTCGGGTCAACCCGGCCGACAATGTCTTGACAATCACGGTGGATCAGATTGCGTCCTTGGAATACGTGGATATGTTGAAAGTGTATTTAAACAGCATTGTACGTATTTTTCAAGAACCTGGTTCTGGTCCGGCCGTCGACGCCTTCATCAATCAGTGTAAAAAATCCATCAATTATAAAGGAGTGGATGCGCCGCGTATTGAGAACATTGTCGCAACTGACGCCGATTTTATTGCCAAGGTCGCCCAGCCAGTTTTGTTTGTAGGAGAATCTGACGATGCCGATTTTTTTGGAGAACCGGATGTTGGCGACGACGATGACGACAAAAAGATGGATGAAGAGAGCGGGGATGAAGATCTTAACGAATCCGATTTCGATTTCGATGAAAAAGACGCGGACGACGAAGAACGGCCACAGAATAAAACAGGAGAGAACGAAAAGAAACCCCCCAAAAAGAAACCGGCTTCCAAAGAAAAATCAAACGATTCCGACGACGAATCCTTGTTTGGAATGGATGTGGAAGGAGGAGGAGAGAGGGGTCGGAGTGGTGGTGCCGGCGACGATGACGACGAGGCCCTGGAAATTAACGTGGAAGGAAAATCCCTCAAAAACCCTAACCCCTTTCAAGAAAAAATCGAAAAATATGATTCGACCTTGGTGTATAAAAAGGAAAAGGGCCAATTCAATCCGTATTCCAAGTCTTGTCCACCCGCCGTCATGCGGCAACCCGTCCTGTTGACGACGAGTGAAAAAAATCGCATCGATGCGACCCATCCCGGGTCTTACAGTACCGCGATTCGGTACGGCTCCGACCCGAATCCGGAAAAACAGTTTTGGTACATTTGCCCCCGGTATTGGTCGCTCAAGGAGAATACCAGTTTGACGCAAGAAGAAGTGGACGAAATCTTGAAAACAAACCCCCAGGCCATCATACCTTCCAAGGCAAAAGTGGTGCCTAAAGGCGCATTTATTTACGAATTCAATGCGCCCAAGGAACATCTGGACGAAAAGGGCAACTACATTACCCACTACCCCGGATTGATGACCGGCAAACATCCGGAGGGATTCTCGTTGCCTTGCTGCTTTAAACGGCAACAAGCCATTGAAAAGGAAACCAACGGGACAAAATTAACCCAAAAAATCAATGTTTATGTGATGAGTGCCAATAGCCGACCCCTTCCCGACAATCGGTTCGGATTTTTACCCGACGTGCTCCAGCGATTTTTCAAGACGGATAGCACCCAATGTGTGGAAAAAACCAACGCGGCATTGATCAAAGCCAACACACAGTGTTTGTTGCGCTACGGAATAGAAACGTCAGAGGCCCAGTCTTTCATGGGCTGTATTGCCGATCTTTACGGTGAATTACACAGCTTGAAGACTAAACCGACCATTGCGGCCATGCGAAAAATCGTGGCAGACTCGATTACACTGGACATGTTTTTACAGTACCACAACGGTGCCCTCGTCGCCATCTTTCGACCCACGTCCGTACCGGACGATATTGACCCCAAACATCCGGATTATCAGAATTCTTGGTTTGTCAAGGAGATTCTGGAGAGCGGCGGGAATGCCGAAGAAGTCGCGTTTTTAAAAGAAACGCTGGCGTCATTTGAAGCTTTCCGGCGGTATATTTTGGACGAAACCGCCTACCTAGACCACACGTATTTGTGGGATATTGTCACGCAACCCAATCCGAAATTGATTCCGACGGGACTGAATCTGGTGATTCTTACCCTGCCCAAGTCGAATCAAGTGGAAATTGTGTGTCCTACCAGCGCATATGCTACCAAATTGTTCGATACTACGCGCGGAACGTGGATGCTGTTTAAAGACGGCGATTTCTACGAACCCATTTACGTGTTTGAGAACAAGAAAAAGGTGGCCGTTCATCGCCTGTTTTATTCGGGGGCCAAATCCTTGGACAGTAAAATGGAGAACCTTATTCATATGGTGGAAAAGGCGGTCAATACACAGTGCCGTCCGCAGTCCAGTTTACCGAACCTGTATCAATTTAAACGCAACACGTCTGCCAAGGAAATGTCGGGGGTACTCGAACAACATGGTTATGTGATCCATCTTCAAGTCATGAATTATCAGTCGAAAATTGTGGGGTTCGTAGTTTCTGCGGTAGAACCCAACCAGACCCGGTTCTTTGTGCCTTGTGCGCCTTCGACACTACTGGACGAAGTCGATCTCATTTTAGTGGATCAAGTCAAGGACTGGAAAGACTACAAAACTACCGTACAGGAACTCAATCAACTGTATGTTAAAACCGCGGGTAAAATCAAATGTTCTCCCAAAATTAAAATTGTAGACGACGACAAAATTGTGGGCATATTGACCGAAACCGAACAATATGTGAAAATTTCTCCGGCTATGGACAATGTGGCCGACGAATTGGAAGAAATGGAGAGCATGGATTATTTGGAAGCCGACAAGGTCATTGTGGGAAGCGTGGCCCCGAACAACAAACGGGTGAGAACCATACGCAATATTCACATGGAGAGCAGATTTTACCGTATTTTTCGTACTACGGTCCGCGAGTTGCTGAGTCAATATGAACATAGATTCTATAAATTAAAGATTATGGACATGCTCGAGAACCTGGCTTATTCCTATTCTCAGAAAATGGAGAAAATCGAGGAAATCTTACGTAAAGTGGTGGGGGATTCCATCGCATTTCAATCGATGAATGATGACGACATTGAGTATTTGGATAATGATACCCATTTTACAAATTATACTCAGTGTATCAAGTGTGAACGCAATGTATGTAAAAAAGGAGATGATGGGGTCTGTCATCTTCATTTTCCGCGGGAAAATTTGGTGATGGGGATGCGCAACGAAGAACTGTACTACACGCGGTTATCTGACGAACTCTTGCGCTTTCATCGCATACGACTGTTCATGTTGGAACCCATGCACTATTTGAATTTGACCAACATTGATTACCAAATCAATGATGACGAAATTTTGTTGTTGGAAACGTTTCTCAAATCGGAGAATTTTTCTGATTTACGTCTGTTTAATTTCAGCGAATATTTACGACAAATACCGTACGATCTTTCTGCTACGGGAACCCTGCTGGTTCCCTAAGCGCGGCAAAGCCGCGCAAGGTTGAGGTCCTTCGGACCTCTGACCCGTACGCCCCTCCGCTAAGAAATACCCACCCTTCGGGCGGGTATAACAAATCGTTTTACTGGAAGGAGGGGGCGTGCGGGTCAGAGCCCCTTCGGGGCTCAACCTTGAACGGCGAAGCCGTTCTGAGGGGAACCTTGGTTCCCCGCATTTAGTCCACCTCATCAATCTTGGGATCGTTCTTGGGTGCGTCATTGGGCGAGGCCATGTTGTTGAAATCCGGCTTGACCGGCGGCACGGGCATGGATCCCTCATTCTTCTCCATCTCGTTCACCATTTTCTGTAGATCCTCCTTGCTGTAATCACTCGCGCCCTTACCCGGCGACACCTTCTCCATGATCTCCCCGAAAATCGTCTCCAATTCACGACGGTAATCGCGGTAAATCTCAATGTCTTCCACCTTGCGGTTGGCGAGCTTGTTCTCCAGCTCTTCAATCTTCTCATCGAAACGCTTCTTATCGTCCGCATCCACCTTATCCTTGACGTCGTCCGCGTTCAACTTCTCCTTCGTGGAATGGATGTAGGTCTCCAACTCACACTTACAATTAATCGCCTCGCTCACCTTTTGGTCCTCGTCCTTGAAACGATCGGCCTCGTCCACCATCCGCTGAATGTCCTCGGGACTCAAACGCCCCTTGTCGTTGGTAATCGCAATCTTGTTGGACTTGCCCGTGGACTTTTCGCTGGCCGACACGTTCAAGATACCGTTTGCGTCCAAATCAAACGATACCTCAATCTGCGGCTGGCCGCGCGGCATCTGGGGAAGACCGTCCAACTGGAACGAACCCAACAATGTGTTGTCCTTGGTGAGCGCGCGCTCACCCTCAAACACCTGAATGAGGACCCCCGGCTGGTTGTCGGCATACGTAGAAAACGTCTGCGACTTCTTCGTGGGAATCGTAGTATTGCGAGGAATCAACTTGGTCATGACACCCCCCGCCGTCTCCAGACCCAAGCTCAATGGACAGACGTCCAACAAAAGCAGGTCCTGGATCTTCTCATCGGCATTGCCCGTCAAGAGCGCGGCCTGGACCGCCGCCCCGTAAGCCACACACTCGTCCGGATTGATTGACTTACACAGATCCTTGCCGTTGAAGTACTCGGACAACAATTGTTGGATACGGGGGATACGCGTCGTACCACCGACCAAGACAATCTCGTGAATGCGGTCCTTGGAAACCTTGGAGTCCTCGATGACCTGGTCCAAGAAGACCATGGTCTTCTTACACAGGTCCTCGCACAAATTCTCGAACTTGGCGCGGGTAATGGTAGCACTGAAATCCACGCCGTCAAACAAACTGTCCACTTCCAGGTTGGCGACACTGGAGGATGAGAGGGTACGCTTGGCGCTCTCACACGCCGTACGCAGACGGCGGACCGAGCGCTTGTTCTCGCGCAAATCCTTCTTGTGCTTGCGCTTAAACTCCTCGCAAAAGTAATCGAGCAGCTTGTTGTCGAAATCGGACCCGCCCAAAAAGGTGTCGCCGGCGGTGGCCTTGACCTCGAACACGGAATCCTCGATGGTGAGAATGGAAAAGTCGGTGGTACCGCCGCCAATGTCGGCAATGAGGATGTTGCGCTCACCCTTGCCCTTCTTGTCGATACCATACGCGATGGCGGCGGCCGTAGGCTCGTTGATGATGCGGAGGACATTGAGCCCGGCAATCGCCCCGGCGTCCTTGGTCGCCTGACGCTGGGAATCGTTAAAGTAGGCGGGCACAGTGATGACCGCATCTTTGACCGTCTCCCCCAAATAGGCCTCGGCAATCTCCTTCATCTTGCCGAGGACCATGGAGCCAATCTCCTCCGCGGAAAACTCCTTGGTTTCGTTGCGGAACTCGACCTCGATCATGGGCTTGTTGCTCTTATTGACAACTTTATACGAAAGGTGCTTTAAACTGTCCTGTACTTGGGTATCATTGTAGTTTTTGCCGATAAGACGCTTGGCGTCGAACACGGTATTGGAAGGATTGGAGGCGATGGCGGACTTGGCCGCGTCGCCGATGAGACGCTCGTCGGCAGTAAAAGAAACGAACGAGGGGGTAATGCGGTTACCACACTCGTTAGCGATAATTTCGACTTTGCCGTTTTGCCAGACCCCGACGCAGCTATTCACAGTTCCCAGATCAATACCAATTGCGGAAGGCATGATAGTATATCATATCATGCCGTACGTTTTTAAATAGATTTCGTTAAAATAATTTTATTATTCTAAACCAATCGGTTGTCTACCATATGTCCATTATTATCGTCCTTCTTATAGTGTGGTTATTTTGTGAGTTATTCAGAATGTAATTTCATTTGTATCACCTGGTCCACCCGTTTGACTGTTCGAACCACCACCACCACCCGCTACTACCAATACGTTTACTAATTGACTCGCGGAGAAAAGAATTGTCCCATTTCCCGTGAATGTAACCATATTACTATAAGATCCAATTGTTCCTTGCGTATAAACACCAGTTGGTGTCGCTGTCGCACCGCCCCACCTGCGCTAAGTCGTAACTCCTGCTGAAGAAGAATTCGTCGATTGAAAATTTAATGCGTTCACAGGGAAACAAGTAAATGTGTATGTTGTACTACTCGCCATCAATGTATACGCTTGACTAATCGTATTTGTTCCAGTAACCGTTGTTCCACTTGCTGGATTGGCGGTTCCTCCTGAATAATTAATTAACACTTTGCTGAATGTACCTGTGTCCGCGAGTGTAGTTCCAGTAGAAGTCGTACTCGAAAATGTCGGAACATTACATCTTGCCCACGTACACGTCGTTATAGTAGCCGGAGTATTATAACGCACCCCGTCACCGTTTATCGCATAAATAGAATGGGTATATTGCGTATTAGGAGAATATAATACATTGGCCGTAAATGTATTCGACCCCAATACAAAATTGGACTGGGCAATTTCAATGCCCGCCGGATACTGTATAGATAAACTCGTATAATTGTTGGTAGTGCCGTTGTTCGTACCCGTATAGGTAAAACTTATCTGATTTAGATTACTACCCGCACCATTATACGTGGCCGCCAAACCCGCCACCGTAGCCAGCGAATAAATCATACCGTTTGAAAGCCCCGTCGTAAAATTCAAAATAGCACTAAAAACGCCCCCCGCCACACCCTTATATGTCGGGGTGATGGTATAAGTGTATTGAGCATTGTTCACCAACGCCGTCGGATCCGTAAACGAATTCACCGGAGAAGTTTGTATAGGAGACGTATAAGTCGTTAATCCGCCACCTGTACGTGTTACTGTGAAAGAATCATAGATCCCCGTAATTCCCTGTATGGTGATAGAACCCAATGTAGTTGGTGGTTGAAAATAAGCATACTGAATGGTCGCAGATACGGGTTTTTTTATCACCGAAGAAGAACCCATAGAACATAGCGTGCTTAGCGGCATATTTGCCTATATCTTCATACTAGGAATAAAAATCAGTATTCCAACAAGAATTTATTGATGAACCGGGCTCTCTCTACCGGGAGCATCAACCCCCATAAAAAACGGACCTTTTGTACAAGGCTGTCTTCCTTTTCCAGATTTTTGTAATACATGCTATACATGGCTTTATTGATTACAGATATATCACAATCTGCGTATTTCATATGACGACGTAATATTTTTTCCACCCCGGTTTCCACATAGTGTGAATGCTCAAGAAGAGTAAAAAACCCCAGAATATCGGTCAACAACATATAATGATTGTAATCGTGAACATAAGACTCGTCTATTAGGGAAAAATCCTCATAAAAACTGCGAATGTCCCTCAACATCCGCTTCGATTGAGGCTGATAAACAAACGGCATAATATGCTGTATAACGAGATCAACCGGCAATGTCCTCCAAATCGGGTGCATCGATACCCTATGTTACATTACCACGTGTTTATGTTTTTCACGAAAAATATAATAAAGATGCGGGAGACGTATATGTAAATGAACCAACACGCAAATAACCCCTCGCATCATACGGGCGGATCGTCCAATTACATGATGGACTCGCTTAAATCCAACATGATGACCATGCTAATGTTAAATAATATGAATGGCGGCGGTGGCAGCGGACACGGGCGGTCACAACCAAATGACATGTTCTCCATGGTTTACGTGTTTGTCGCCACCAGTGTGGTCGATTTCGTTTTCAAAAACGCGCCCGTGGTCGTCAATTTTTTCATGAAGAAATACACCGATAAATTGGAGAACATCAAGAAGGACTTGTCCAGTGTCACCAAAGATTTGACCGATAACAAGGTGAAAAAGAAGACGGCGTCCATCACCGTGACCATCAATGTGAACAACCCCGACAACATTCTGGGGCAGGCCCTCCTCGACTTTATCACCAACAATAAAAACACCACGCATGTGAGTTATGTGCGCGAAAGTTTCATCCTGAATCAAAAGGACGTGATTCATATCGACGACGAAATCTTCGCACGTATGACGCAGTCGACCTCGGCCGACGAAATGGGCAATCAGGGAAGCATCTCGACCAACATGAATACGGGCACAGGGAGCAACGGGGGACACGCGGCCATTGTCCAGATCATCGAGGTCTACAGCTTCACCAAAACTACCGATCAGTTGCGTAATTTCTTGGACAACATCAAACAGAAATATACCATCAATGTGAAGAACAAACTGGGCAACCGGCGTTACTATTTCAACATGCATCCACTGGTAGTACCCATGGACATTGATAAACGCAAGGATTTGTCGCGCTTGCCCCCCAATTTCGCCTTTGTCATGAAACAATTCCAGACCAACCGCAAGTTCTCCAATTTGTTCGGGGAAGACATTGAAATCATCCGCAACCGCGTCCATTTTTTCTGTAAGAATCGCAAGTGGTACGACGAAAAAGGTATTCCCTACACATTGGGCTTGCTCTTGTCCGGGCCGCCCGGGACGGGTAAAACGTCGACCATCAAATGCCTTGCCAACGAAACCAACCGACACATTTGTAATGTGAATTTGAACAACGACATGACCAAGACCCAACTGGAGAACCTCTTTTTCAACGAGAATTTGAATGTAATGAATCCGATGACGGGTCAGGCGGAAACTTACTGTATCCCTCTGGATCAGCGTATTTACGTTCTCGAAGACGTGGACTGTCAGAGCGACATTGTCATGGAACGGGCGCTCAAGAATGAGAACAAGAAGGACGACGCCGAAACCCGGGACACAGACAAGGCGGTTCTCGAGCATTACGAGGACAAACACAAGGTCGATTTGTCGTTTCTCCTGAACTTGTTGGATGGGGTCTTGGAGAACCCGGGGCGTATTGTGATTATGACGTCTAATTTTCCGGATATGTTGGACAGTGCGCTCATTCGTCCCGGACGCATTGACGTCATTGCCAAATTTCGCAATTGTTCCAATGCGACGATCCGGCAAATGCTCGAATTCTTTTATGATACACGCCTTTCCGAGGAAGACGCCGACCGCATTCGTGGTCTCAAAGAGGAAATCATCACACCCGCGGAAATGTCGAAAGTCATGTTTGAAAACTTTTCCGACATTCAGGCGTCGATTGCCCACATGGAGAACCTGTCCAAGAATAAAATCGAAAAAGAAGAGGAAAAGGAACGGGAAAAGGAACGGGAAAAGGAACGGGAAAAGGAACGGGAAAAGGAACGGGAAAAGGAACGTAATAATACAAAAATTATGGAAGAATCCGAGAACCTCACCCCGTTAACTGCGGTATCGTCGGAAGAACCCGGGGATCCGATCCAGATCTTGGCCCCATCGAATGTGTTGAACCCCTCCATCATAGAAGAAAAAACAGACGCATGTTCCGACACAAAGCACGATACCGTACATACTTCAGACAAGGAGGACAATGAGGACGTGATATTTGAACGCATGAAACGCGACACACTCCATGTATTTGTCCAGGACGTACTGCCACGAATTGCCAACAAAAGAAAGATCAAAGCACATGGCAGCTATTTTTACAATGGTCTATTGATGAAATACATATTCTCCGACCGCGATTTCCGGAACCATTTACATAAATTAAAAACCGAATATTATCATATTGTCACATCCAAGATCGAACTTGAAATAATGAGAAGCAATGGGGAGGGTTACATGTACAGCAAGGCACTTGGCAATTTTTTTACATTAGTTATGTGTGAGAAAACCGGACTAAAAAAGGCTTTAGAAATTTGTAATACTCTTGATCCGGAATACGAAACATTACAGTCCAGTTTTACTTCGGGGGGAACTAATTCGCTACTAAACGGGTCGTCCTATTCGGCCTTTTAGTTATTTTAATATGGTCATTTCGTTGTTCAAAAAGCTGGCGCCGGACCGTGAATTCATGTAAAACAGGGTTTGTAATATATAGTCCACGGATTTTTCTTTGGTAATCACATGATACATGAAACATTTGTACTGGGTGATTTTCATCGAAACGTACGAGGCCACATCTGGGTCGGTGTGGACCGTTCTCTGAGGGATTTTGGCCAAACATCCGTACCGATCATCGTCACTATGAATTTTATTGACATATTCGCCTCGGCGGTACCGGATCTTGCCGTCAAAACTCAAAATAATGTTTTTGATCTCTTGGGGGAGATTCGCAAACAGTTCCATGTCTAATGCTTTGTGCCATCTAGGTAAATATGACACAAAAATATCAATTTTCTACACAAATACATAAAAATAAAATAATTTTCTATTATATACCATACCCCATGTCTTCCTCGAAAAATTCAGATTCTGGTGATGTTTTACTTGATTCGGCGGTGATTAAATCCAATTTTGTGGAACCTACCGACACCCTACGCGTCCCGTCTACCACAATTCCCGTTGAAATTCGCGGAACCGTAAACATCATGTGTTGCCCCTGCCCTACCTGCCAGGAAAAAAGGTGTGATAACTGTGATGAACAACCCGGAAACTGCGAGCCCAAACCGGATCCCGATTGTTGCGAACCGTGTAAGCAGGCGGACTCCGAATCACCCAAAAATTGCTTCAGTTGTTTCACAAAATGTCTGCCGAACGTTTTTCCTCGCAAAATACCTCCGGCTGAACTGGCCCGGCGTAAGGCGCAGGAAACATAAAGGACCCCGCGAATAATACATAAAATTTTTGGTGTAATTTTTATGTATTTACCATTTGACTAGCAACGCTCTAAAATCCCATGTTATAATCGTCGTCACATACATCCACCGCAATCGGCATCTGAATATTGACAATGTTGTTTTGAATTTCCAGATCCTTTTTAGAGCACGTGTCGGTGCGGCTCTGTGCCAATTCAAACTGCCGGTCAATGTCCACACCGTCCGGCGAGGCAATGACGGCTTCTGACAAATTACGCATCTTCTCCATATCCAGAACCAGTCCAAACGCCCCCGTGCCGTAATTGCCGTATTGACCACACATGACACTCGACGAGACACCACGCATGTGATCAAAGTCCGCATGACGCGCGGCTTCTAACAATACTTCGGTGTGTACCTCAAAGGTGGCCTTGGCAATCGGACCAATATCGTCATTCAAAATACCCGAACGGAAGATGGGCACCATGTCTTTGGTCATCGTCATGCGATCGCACAACAAACTCAAATGGTGGAAATTGATGTAGGCGTCACTGAACTCCATGACATCGAAGAATTCGTTGTAAATCGTTTGACGGGCCGCTTCAATACCCAACACATCAAACACCTCGCGAATGTCGTTGCTATACGTACGGCGGTAGTCGATGTAGTCCAATCCCAACACATTCAACATGTTGGAACCCGTCGTGTCCAGCACCCACGTATCTTTACGTACATATTTGCCGTCTTCCAACACCACCATGTCCTTTAATTTTCTCGGAATCACCTTTTCAATACGGCTGACACCGCGCAACACAATGTTGTTCAACAGGGCATCTTGGAAATTCTTGAGTTGATAAATTTCGTCAGACTGGTCCAGCGCAATTGCCGCATTCGCCGTCTTCTTCTTCTTGCTGTCTTCGTTTAGCAGTCGAATACGGAACACTAACTTGTCCGCATTGAAATCTGAAAACACGCAGTCGATGGAATCGCCGTAAGAACTGTTCTTAATCGCGTAGTGAATGTCGTCCATGGTAATGTTTTTCTCCAACAGAGCCGCCGGATCCATCTCGATACGAATAATCCACTTGGATTTTTTGGCATTTCGTTCGGGCTCGTCAAACGCATGGGTCACGTTACCCGCGCACTCTCCCATGATACGCTCAAACGCGTAAAACTGTTCGATCAATACCCGATCTTCCTCAATGAACGACGCGTGCTCGTTGGGATCAAACGCGATTTGAATCGATTTGACCACATCCACCATCTTGGTGTATTCCATCATGTTGGCATAGGCCATGGCACGATCCTGGTTCTGCTCGTCCAATGCTTTCATGTGGACCGTCAGGGAGGGATTTTTGGGATTCTTGGTCAAACGCAAGATTTCCTCAATGCGAGGAACACCACGCGTTACGTTCGATTTCGCCGCGTTCCCCGAGTGATGAAAAGTGTCGCGGACGCACAACCCATGATAGCAGTCGAAGTTACGAGTCTCCTCCACCGTCAAATCGTAGGCGTAAGGCGTCGAATTGGCCACCTCTTCAATGCTGACAATTGTGTCGAACTTCAAATCCATCATGCGCCCATTCCTCTCTTCCATGACGAGCTCGCCGTTCACCACATTCGGAAGATACAAATCCGCCTTGTTATATTCGTACTTGAACTCTTTATCCGGCAAAAGTTTCAGCTTTTCGTTCTTGGCCGAAATCGAAAGGTTCAAGATGGACGCCAATTTCTGGGACTGGTAGTTGCGAACGGTTAGGTTGTACATTTGGTGTATGTTTTCCGGAAGTGTGCCGCGGTTGTTGGACGTTTGCCGCGGCATACGATGAACTTCACTGTCAATATCGAGATTACGCAACATCACCATGACGTCCATCATGACGTTCTTAGATGCGGAACAAATCATCACGTCCATCGGGTTGATGGTCCCGTCTTTGCGTTTCTTGGAACTCACGCACCCGTCGCCACTAATATACGCGTCCAAGAAGCCGAGGATACATTCGCGGTTTGAAAACACCATTTGCGGTGCCACATACTTGTTGTGGCTCAACTTACCGCAGAGTTTTACGAGAATACGGGTGAGAATGGTGCTGTAAATACGCATGTCTGAACTCGTCCACCCCTTTTGAATTTTATCTTCGTGCTTATACATCTTGTACGTCAAGTTCCATTTCTCACACAGACGAACGATGGGTTCAAAGTATGCGGGATCATTGTTGGCGATCGAAATCTGGTGCGCCGTAGTACAGCCTTCCGCGACGTAGGCGCCCAACAAATATCCGAAATCGTAGTCCATTGCGATGGTTTCCGGTACGAGATAATTACAGATGTTGTTTTGTTTGGTATACACATAACCGGATTTGTATTCACACCGTTTATCACTGTTGGCGGCGACAACCACACTGTCGCTGCGCTTATAGGGCAGGGTGAACGTTTGATTGGCGTGTTTCTTCCACCACTGATATTCTCCCATCACTGCGCACGCCTTTTTGAATTCCGAGCCGTAAATGTATTCCGTGGCGGGTAAAATGATCATCAGATCCAACGCATAGATTTCCGTGTAATCCAACGGCTTCCGGGAAACGGGCAGATAATCACCCACCTTCAAATCCTTGCCATTCACTGGCTGGATCTTACCGTCAACCAACTGTAGGAACGACTTGGCCTTAGTAGCGGTGATTTCGCGGCATCCTTTCGTAGTCACCTTCAACATGGTGTTGCTACCGTCCTCGTTGACTACGGGGTGTTGGGTGACCGCCTCGATCCTTCGCCACACAGTCTCGCCGTGTTCGTTGGCGCAAGGTACTTCATAATACTCGGATAACTCGGCATACGTGGTATCTTTGCTTTCCGTATACTCGATTTTTTGTGACCGCTTGATGTGTTCTTGGGTGAATTCACCAATCTTGAATTTGAGAATCTGTTTCTGGGAATTTCTCACCACAATCTCGTCGTCGTATACCAGAGAATTGAGCGTGAGCTGCGTGACTGGCTCACCGCAAGAATGGCCGGCGATGATTCCGACCATCTCTCCCGGATGAACAATGGACTGCTTGTATTTGAGGACAATAGTCTCCAACAACACGGTAAGTGCTTTGGTATGGAAACGCTTGTTCACCAACAAATCCTTGGGCGACAAATAGTAGTAATAGAGGATCTCGAAGAGGGGATTCGGTGCGGAAAACTCCAGGTTTTTCAATTTGTTGAAATAGGACTCGATCATCTGGAAGCACTCGAGGGGGGTAATATCCACAATCGAATTCGCGTTCAAATGGAGCTGACCCTGGACATTCGCAATGATGTTTTGGAAGGCGACGGGCATCTTCACCATGTTGTCGTTCTTGAAATGAAACACCGCGTCCACCAATTCGTCGCGGTTCTTGATCATCTTGTCGATGTATTTCTGGCAAAACGTTTTAGTTTCCTTGGCCTGGCGCTTCACCCGACTGGCCGTGGCCTTGGTATAAACACTCAACATGTCCTTCTCGCTGGATTCGTTCAGGCCCAAAATGTCGTAGTGGAGATAAATGTCCTCGATGCTCATCCCCACAATGGGCATCACCTGATTCTCAATACGGGTGGTGTCGAAACCGTCCTCGCCATACAAGAACTGGACGACCTTGCCCTTGCTGTTGCGGACCGTCATGTCGTATTCGACCTTGATGTCCTCCAGACCCTTGATGAGACGGCGCTGAATGTACCCCGACGAACTGGTCTTGATCGCCGTATCAATGAGACCGATGCGGCCACCCATGGCGTGGAAGAAGAGCTCGGGCGCCGTCAGTCCCGAAATGTAGGAATTGTCCACAAACCCGCGGGCGTTGGGACCGTCGTCGTACTTGAAATAATGGGGAAGCGTGCGGCTATCGAAACCGTAGGGAATACGCTTGCCGTCCACGTTTTGCTGTCCGAGACCCGAAATCATCTGTGAAATGTTGATGAGGCTGCCCTTGGAACCCGAGTTGACAATCATCAGGAAACGGTTGTCCTTGCTCAAACTCTTGCGGCCGATGCTGCCCGACTCTTCGGTGGCCTTGTTGAGCAACTTGTTGACCTGGATCTCGAATTCGGTCATGTTGGAGCCCGCCGTGTTGTTCTCGAAGATGCCGAGGTGGACCTTCTCAATGAGCGACTGGACTTCAATCTTCTGCTTGTTGAGGGCCTGGATGATGCTTTCCATGGTGGTCTTGTTGGCAATGAGATCGCTGATACCGACACTGAAAGACGCGGTCTTCATGTACTCGGTGATGATGTTTTGGAGGTCGTCGATGAAATTCGCGCAGGCCATCGGCCCGAAATCGTTGAAAATGCGGTGGAGGACGCCTTTCGTTGCGGACCCCATCACGGACTTTTCAATCTGACCGCTGATCCAGTTGCCGTTGCGAATCTCCAGGATGTTGTTGGGAATCGGGTTGTCGCTGTACAATTTGTTCTTGTAAGAGAGAGTAATAGGTTTCAAAATTTGGGAAAGGATTTGGTAATTGGTAATGCTCTTGCCCGCCTCACGGATGGCTTTGGTATCTACATGGGAGAACATCATCAACATATTCATCGCTTCGCGTGGGGTAAAGGTAATGTTGGGACGGGTAAACTGGAAGGACCCGAGAAGCGAATCCTGGTAGATACCGATAATGGGGGAATTGGAAGAGGGGCTAATAATTTGGTAAGGAATGGCGGGAAGGTGTCTTAATTCTGTTTCTGCGAGTATGTTTTGGGCCATGTGCATATTCATCTCCTTTATTTTTGACTGCTATTATCGTAAGGGAGATAATGCGTTTGTCAAAAATCTACTCTTTCGAGTAGGATCGGACTATACCTTGTGCCTTATCAGGTTGGTTAGACCATCATTTAAGACCCGTAACCATCTAGTCTCTGAACCTTCTCCATACTCTTTACCATAACGAGTTTAGGAGCTTGGCTGCTGATTACCCTGTGATGTAGGTTATTACCATTGGGGACGGTCATTACCCGTGTTCTTCATTCGTGTTTCCAGGAATGAATGGTACTACATCATTTGAGGGGCTTCCAGCAATTTGGTCACGTTGCCCACTATAATTTTCTTTTAATTTTAATATGAAATCAAATGCCATTTTTTTACTTTCTTCTAATGGAATACACGAACCGCCGAAATCGGCCTTTTTTCTTTTTATAAAAACATACCAACCATATTGTACATTAAATCGATTAAGCGGTCTCACATATTGTTCAATGTCATCATTAATATCTAATACTACATCTTTAAAGCGTTCGAATTTTTTATCTTTGAAATAATTTATTACACCAGTGGATACTCTTTTCCTACTTTCTTCGGTATGTTTTGCGGACTTACCTCCAGTATTCAAATTGTATCCATTTGGAAATAATGAATTATTTCGAATAATTTCTTCGCTTTCAATTACATCGGCATTTTTTATGCTACAATTTTTAAGTAGTTCTACTTTAAAATTTTCTTTGCCGTGTTTACGTATTGAACTATTTAAATAATGACACTGATTCTTTTTATTTGAAAAGGCTTCGCTAATATGAGAACGAAATCTACATTCCATACCGTATGGGCGAAACCTTTTATTGTTTAAAATATGTGAGACCGCTTGACCAATGTATATTTTATTATTTATTAGGTTGGTAATTTTATAAATTTCACAATATCTTAAACTTTCGTCGTCAATAGTTGTGTGTTTTAAGTCCGTTCTGTATTCCATTATTATATAATGAGCATTTAATTTTATATTATAAATTAAAGACAATTATATTGGACTATACGGTTATATTTACCCAACATCCTATGCGAAAATGTTGAATAAGTAGACATTACACTGTTTTCCCAACCAAGTTTTGTCTACAACTTGATTGGCAGCCGCATGTTGGAGACAAGACGTTTATCTCCATCAAAGTCAGCATTGTACGGTTTGGTGTCGGCGACATTCATTCGAAATGTGTCACCCACTCGCATTACTTTGACAATATGACCCATCATCGACATTCGGTGTAAACTGGGCTGCCGGTTGAACAACACACAGTCTCCGTCCATCATGTGACGATGTACCACATCACCGTTTTCCAGACGAATACTCGCGCGGTCAACGTACCGCAGCGAGATGTGCTCGCCATTGCGCTTTTCCAAAATCTTCGCGCCCGGATACACGTCGGGACCGTTCTCCACCAATTTACGCAAGAAGTCGCGGTTCAAGTCGTTCACCGTCATGGGCTTGGTAATGTTCATGGCAATTTTCATCGGCACACCCAACTGCCGAATGGACAGATTGGGATCACCCGTGATGACGGAACGCGCACTGAAATCCACACGCTTTCCCATCAAGTTACCGCGAATACGCCCCGACTTGTGGTTCAACCGGCTCATGATACATTGGTAAGGACGCCCCGAACGCTGCGCCAATGGCGCCGCACCCTTGGTCTTGTTATTCACAATCATCGCCACGAAATACTGGAGTAGACGCGTCAGCCCGTCGATGACATTGGCCGAAGCATTGTTGTCAATCTTGTCCTGTAAGTCGCGGTTGGTGCGAATAATGTTACTGAAGATGTGCGTCAAATCGTCTTCACTGCGCTGTTGCGCATCGTGCTTGACGGAAGGACGCACTGCCGGCGGGGGCACGGGCAACACCTGACAAATCATCCAATCCGGACGCGACCAGACCGGGCTGAACCCCATGAAGTGAACGTCGTCGTCGCTGATGCGTTTGAAGTTCTTGAGAACCATCTCCGGCGTCATTCTTACACTGATTTTCTCGTCCTTTTCGATGCTGCTCTCCCAAATCGCGTACAATGACGCCATCTCCTCGAGCTTGATTTTTGTCGGTTGTTTACATCCACAGCCATCGTCCGTCTGTTCACCACAACGCTTGACGTTGGCCGCCAATTTCGACACATATTTCCAGCGTTTTTCGGCCGACCAATCCAACACGTGAAGATGCTGGGTTTTATTGATCAGCAGCTTGCTACACTTGTAACAAATACACCGCGAAATCTTCATGATTTCTTTCATGTGCTGCATGAAGAACACGGGACGCGCCATTTCAATGTGTCCGAAATAGCCCGGTGTATCAATGTACGTGTATCCGTCTGTGGGACAAATGGTCCCGGGTTCCAACACGCCCATCCGTGGATCAAACAAACCACCAATCACCGGCTTATTGTTAATATAGGTATCACGCGACGTAACCTCCACAACAGAATTCTTGCGGATCTCATCGGGTGATAATATACTAAACTGTATGCCAATGATTTTCGACGGTGGTTTGTAATTCACCAAATTGGACTTTTTCGAAGATGACATTATTAGTAGTATATATTGTATCACATATTATTTATATTGTTTTTCTCTTTCAATTTTTTCAACTTGAATTACATCGTTCAGATCCGTAGACTAATTTTTCCGACAGATTGTTCTTCCTGATCACTATCTTCACTGATTGTACTGCCCTCCGAGGTGGATGCGGGATAGTCTCGACCTTCCAAATACCGATCAATGGCCAATATACGGCGTTGATAATCCGACCTTTGGCATAAATAACTAATTCCCAACAACGTGATTCCAGGAAGAACAACCACTAAAATCACCGCCACTAACAAAAAAATGTTGACGTATACCGCGGTATAGCGCGCTGAGAGAGAACTATTATTTACTTGTGATATATTCATAATTATACAACATATCGGCAAATCTCTGAATTATTTACCAAAATAACATTATTACCCTGTTTATCCATGGGAAAAATCATGGGAAAAATCATGGGAAAAATCATGGGAAAATTGAAACTAACAAATTGAAAAGAAATAAAGAGTAGAATACGATATATACAACATGCCAATTACCAAAATGGACAAGTTCAAGAATCGCGGTGTGGTTACGTCAAAGAAAAATAAAAAGAATGAGAAGGACAACCGCCTGCGTAACAAAGACAGCGATAACGATTCGGACGACAGCGATTATGATCCAGATGAAGACGATGAATATGATGAGGATGATGAGGATGATGAGGATGATGAGGATGATGAGGATGAAGATGATGAAGACCTTGACGAGGATGACTTTGAAAATTTTATTGTGGAGGAGGACGATGAGGATGAAGAGGATAATTTGTCTAGTCCTCAAAAAATCCGAAAGGTCGTTGCCGAACTCTTTCCTTCAAAGTATATGAGCAAGCGAGTAAAGGCTGACCGTAAAATGGAACAATGCGCAAATAAGAAGATACAAGCAAAGTCGGGCTATAATACACGCAACCGATCCAATAAATCGATTTCGGAGAGTGAAAGTGAGGACGATGAAGACGAAGATGAAGATGATGAAGATGATGAAGATGAAGATGAAAAACGTAATTCTTCGAAAAAGGTCAAATCTAGAACTTCTTCCAACAAGTCGAAGAATAAAAAAGATAAAAAAAGTAAGAAGAGCAAAGAATCATCATCTGATAGTGAAGAAGATGATGATGATGATGATGAATCTGATAACGATGAATCTGATGAAGACGACGAAGATTCTTCCGACAAGAAGAAACAAAAGATTAACATTATCTTTGGGTTTGGACCCGGTGGACAGAACGGCGACGAAGAAGAAATGGAGGACGAACACGCACTGTTGGACGAAGAAGACTGCGGCACGGATGATGAAAAAATGTTTATGAAGGAGACTTATCAGGCCATTGACATGCCCGAACAAATTTTGCGCGAACACAAAAAAACGAAAAAGACGGACAAGCACAAGAAAAAGGTCAAGCCGGTGGTCTCTGACGATACACATGCGGAGAACAAGTCTAAATTTGAGACGGAATACAAGGAACTGACCGAAATGAAGAAATATTTGGCGGAAAATTTGAAGCGTAATCCGCAGAGTAAGATGTGGTTAAAGTCGCTGAATGAGTGTAATAACACGATCAACAAGCTGGTCAAAAAGGAACGCGCAAAGAACACCAAAGAGTATCACAAAATGATTCATTGCCAAGATCGCAAGTTTACGAGCGAAATCGACTATTTTAAGAAGAAGCTGTCTAATCAGGAGCAACAGCGGGTCATGAAGGATCTCAAGTCTATCAACGATCTCATTCAGATTGATAAGCCTTATCGCCTCTCGTTGTTGGAGTCCAATATTCCCGGAAAATACAAGGCCACGGTTCTTCAAAAACTCAATATTTTGAAGACGATGGAACCCGGCGACCCCGAGTATTATAAAATGAAAAACTGGATCGACACGTTTATGCGGATTCCGATTGGGGTCTACAAATCATTGAGCGTGAATATGTCCGACGGCCAGGAGCGGTGTCAAGATTTTATGGAAAAATCCATTCAGACTCTCGACAATTGCGTCTACGGTCTCAATGATGCCAAGATGCAGATTATTCAGATGATTGGCCAGTGGATGACCAACCCGGCATCTATGGGAACATCTATTGCCATCAAGGGTCCACCGGGTACGGGCAAAACGTCCATCGTCAAGGACGGTATCAGCAAAATCTTGGGGCGTGAATTTGCGTTTATTGCGTTGGGGGGCGCCGGTGATGCCAGCTTCCTCGAGGGCCACTCCTACACTTACGAGGGTTCGACCTGGGGAAAAATTATCCAAATCATCATTGACAGTAAGTGTATGAATCCGGTCATTTATTTTGACGAATTGGATAAACTGAGCGAGTCGTCACGGGGGGTCGAAATTGCCAGTATTTTGACCCATTTGACGGATACGACTCAGAATTCGGAATTTCACGACAAGTATTTCTCGGAGATGAGCTTTGATTTGAGCAAGTGTCTCTTTATTTTCAGTTACAACGACGAAAGCAAGGTCAACCCCATTTTGAAAGACCGCATGTACCGCATTCAAACCAAAGGCTACAGTGCCAAGGAAAAAATCACAATCGCGAAGAATTACATGCTGCCCAAGATTCGTGAACAGGTGAATTTCGACGAGGGAATGATTGTTATTCCCGACGATACCCTCGAGTATATTATTACCAAGCCATCGTTTACGAAGAATGAGGAGGGGGTGCGTAACCTCAAACGCTGTCTCGAGATTATTCACACCAAGCTGAATCTGTTCCGATTGATTAAACCGGGCAACGAAATGTTTGCTAAGGAGATCAAATTACAGGTGGAATTTCCCTTTACCGTTACTCGCAGCCACGCCGATCTTTTAATCAAGGACGATGAACCCCACAATCATAGTATGTTGGCAATGTATATGTAAAAAGATATGAAGACATCTGGTTGGTAAGTATCAGTGATGGAAAACGCGGACGAAATTGATGTAATGATTCGGGTCAAGATGATTGTAGAACAAATTCCCGAAACCGAGCAATCAATTGAATACAAACATATTGTTCAATTGATTCAACATTTTTTACGCGTAAAGTGTCCACATGAGGTTACCGTGGATAGTATCGATGTTTCACCCGACAAAAGTCTGTCGATTTTTTATTGTAAGTACTGCTTAGAAACCTTGACTAACGAATGGTAGATGGTATCTTTGGTTCGCGTCGTTCGATTATAATTTGCTTTTTCGAGATATTCGTCTATTTGTGTTTTTTCTACGGTGATTGAAATGTCTTCGTACGCTCATTTTATTTTGTACGCTGATACGCCTCTTTCCGCCTAAATTACCACCTTTGTTTGATGCGTTTGATGCTATTAATGCCTTCAATTCTGCTATTTCAGCATGTAACGCTTGTATTTGTTTCTCTTTCTCTTTCTCTTTCTCTTTCTCTTTATCGTTATCATCACCAATGATTTGCCTTAGTGTATCATTCAACACACTATAATCCAATATATCAGAATCTGATATTTCACCCGTTTTAAGATTATTTTTAAAAACCAAATAGAACTTGTCATATTTAAGGTCTCTACTTCTATAATCCAAAAAAACAGCGTGTTCCCCATCTATATGTTTAACATTGTAATGTTTATTATTCAACAGACCAAGTGACTTTAGATAACTTATTACGTTATTGGAATTTGTTCTGGCGCCTGACAAAAATGATTCTGTTTTTACGGGTTTATGTGTAGGGGGGTTATCACGTATATTATGTTTATTTTTAATTAGTATTTCTTTAACTATGTCTAATGATTCTAGGGGCATTATATTATATTATATTAAATAGAAAAGAATAATATAATACGGCTAAACTATCTCACTGTCTTTGATACTGCGACCGATGCTTATTTTCCCATTTGGAAATCACCCCCCGTGGCGTTTCCACCGCGAGTCTTCAGTAATTGTATTTGCGAGGCATTTAAGCAAAGAGGGCCCTGGGAATTGGTTAAATTGGAAGAAACTGACGCGCAATTCGCGTTTCCGGGAGTATCGCTAAACACATCGATTTTGTAGCCCGCATAATTTGACGAGGTCACATCAACACTGGGATTAGAAGTAAACCCCTCGGACATTGCCGCATTCGAAGACGGGGTCATTCCATTCATGATATCTTTTAACATCTTGGTCGCGGTATCCTGGTCAATGGGCCCATTTCCCCCACTCATCGCCGGGGACAATGCTAAAGTATTTGCCGTCGGCGTCATACCATCCGACGTCATGCCCTCATACGGGCTACCCACATTATATTGGTACGGAACAAAATTAACGCACGACCGCGACATGGAAACCGCGATTAAAAAAATCAAAATAAATGCCAAAAAAATATAGGTGAAATTCATTTTCATTTTATGAATATACATATTCATAAGATTTTTGCCCTAGATATTGTGTATTCCCAGATAATTACACCTAGTATCCCGAATTTCTCAAAATATCCGGCGCCGTATTTGTTACGCTAGGCACCGCACTTGTGGGGTTATTTAATTCCGGCAATGTACTGGAATCGAACGCTGTATAAAATTTTTGAATGGTCGACGTATTTGCCACTAAACTGTTTCGTATTGATGTAAATATTTTACTCAGAGGATTGATTAACGGTTTATATTTATCGTCAGTCTTGAGTATCGTTATTTGGGCATTGATATTCGTTAACGACGATAACAAACTATTCACAAAGTTTTGGAATTTGCTTTGGTACGTCTTGTAATAGGTTTCCAGTGTTTTTATATTACTATTTTGTAATTTCTGTAATCTACCAACAATAGTGTTCATAGAAATTAATGTTTTATTCAAGAAATCGAGCTTGTCTGTGTTGATTTCCTGTATTGCGTTTTCACGCGACAGTATATTCATAATTTCTGATGCGTGATCTTGCTTATATGTATTCACCGCGGTCAGATTCTTTTCATATAACTGATTGTAAGACGCATCCACCATGTTTCCTACCGCTACATTTAAGGCGCTCTCTAGAGAATTGTTCATAATATTCGTGTAATCCAAATGATCTGCCGGCGGGGTAGGAAATAATTTTTTTCTGGTCAGGTTCATAATTATCACACAAAATACGATGAACCCTATTAGCACCACGATAAACATCATCATGCTACTTGAATTGCGGGTATTGTAAGAAACGGGTATAAAGGTGTTTGCCTCCTCCATCAATAATAATCGGCCTATATACATATTATACTTATCAAGTTTTACATCATTTGACCACGCAAATACCTTACTCGTTCTCATTGTGTTATACCATGGCCGCTACAGCATTCGCGCTCATAGCCTGACTGTTGATGTTTTTTCCGGCGTTGTTGTATTGTTTGAGGAGTTTGGTTAAATCGCCATTTTCCAGGGTATTGGAGGATTGTAACACGCCGTTGGTGAGGTATGAACTCAACACTACGGATCCTAAAATCTTGGATATCGCACTTTGTATATTTGTTATTGTACCTGTCAGTTGATCGTTAGCAGCCGAAGTAAGGGGGGTTCCCGTAATATCAGCGCTTTTTTTTTTTAGTCCTACACCAATTGTGGTCAAACCGGCAACATTTTTCTCCAAATCAACTATTTTTTTATACGTCACACTTTCAGTGTCTGAGCTGACACTATTATATGCGCTTTGTACACATTTGTTAAAGGTGTCGGCGGAATTACTACCCAAAAATGGCGATAACATAAAATTTGCTCCTTTACATTTACTTGCTTCCCATGTTATCAATGTGTAGGTAACTTTAAATATTAAAAACGCAAATCCGGCAATGATGATAACAATAGCAAGAATGTTTGGCACATTCGCGCTAGGTTGAATATAATAAATTGCCGATGATTTTATCGGAATGATTGGTTTAGTATCGGCCATTTATTATTCGGGTATAACAATTGTATATACCATAAAACAACATAAAATATTGCGTATGATTTACTGTATATTTTGGTATCATGAGCAATTTCTCCATCAATCAAGATGAGCGGTTGAACCTGAAACGTATGATCAACGAGACAGAGTGTGAAGACAACACCGAAAATATTCGGAAATTGAAACACAGTGTTCTTATTCGACGCGACATTACTCTATTACAGAATCTTCGTAAAGATCCCGCATTCAATGACATGAAATTGAAGGATCCCGAGGGGTTTTTAAACCATTGTCGCAACGAGTGTGTATTTCTGTTTTCCAATTATACCGACATTTTCAACAAAATCTGTAAGGACGAACTAAACATGGATATCATGTGGAACGTTTTGGAGGTTCTTCGTGCGATTGAAGACGGTGCCGTGGATCAACACGAAGGTTCCGTCGTCTTTGGCAAACTGTTGAAGAAAATGTATATTGATTCGGCCGTGCGCCGGGGGGACAATTTGGACAAGGAACATATTGTGGAACCGCCCGTATATGTGGATCCCAAGCCCATTTCGTGGAAAGAGTTCAAGCGGACCCTGTAAAAATTGATTTGAGATATTCGTACTACATAAATATCAAACATGTCGTCTTTCGTAAACATGGATAAAATTGTCTCTAAAATGCCTATGGGGCGGTTTGCGGTATTGAAAATTGCGTTTGATGGCACCTCCGTTTCCGATTTTTATAAACGCCAGTATCACGATCATATTGAGAAACACAATGCGGAAATGGCTAGTGCGGGATTTCCCAATTCGGGGTTTGACCTCTTCGTCTTGAATGAGCATGTTTTCACCCCGGAATTACGGTCCACGTTTATTGATCACGGCATCAAAACGGAGATGCTTTACTACGATTCCGCGGTCAAGACGTTTGAACCCGCCGCATTCTTCTTGGCTCCTCGTTCGAGTATTTCTAAAACCCCTCTTATCATGTCTAACCACATGGGAATCATTGATTCTGGATACCGAGGTAATCTGTTGGCGGCGGTGAAATTCTTACCCGCTCCGCACGAGTTGGAATACCAGTTGAAGTCGAATACTCGGCTTTTCCAGGTATGTCATCCGACCCTTTGCCCAATTTATGTGGTCGTGGTAACCGAATCGGACCTCTCCACCACCGCACGTGGAGCAGGTGGGTTTGGATCTACCGGTGTCTAAAAAACTATTCGAAAAAAACAAAAATATAATGTTCTGAAAACAAAAAAACAACCATTTGGGTTGTTTTTTTGTCTGTATAAATCGTGTAATCCTTTGGAACTTTGCGCTTATCTCCATAACAACTGGTGAACCAGCGCAGAGGGAATCGGACGTTTGTCTTCCGAAATATCAACCGTTACAATCTCTCCGTCCGATCCGTACCACGAGTGTCGGCGATTTTTACCACTTTTCATAATAAAGTAGAACATACGTCCCACATTCGAAATCAGGTCAACGCGCACGCGAAAACCGTACAGAATTACATTATAATACTCATCGTCTACGACAGGTTGATGTATATTTTCTCTGGGTGACATGTAGGGGTTGTATTTACGCGGACAAGGCTGGGTTATGAAGGAGCCGATTTTCAAATTCATCTCCCCGTACAACTCCAACTCCCGGGACAATTCGTGTAGTCCAATTGTACGCGGGACATTACGAACGCACAGATTGACGTATTTGTAAGACGACATGGTAAGCGGATGCCTGTTATTGTTATTTTGGTAATATCACTTCAATTTTTGTTACAGTATGTATATATCGTTACCAGGTTCCATTCTTCGTCCGATAATTTTTGAAAAAACGCAAAATTGTCAAATTTCAGGGAAAAATAGTATTTACCGCAGCTATTACACAGTATACTGGTACCCTCGTCCGTGAATTTAATGTCACATACCACCCCGCCAAACGACAATTTCGGGTAATAATTGGGGTCGTTGTCTACATTTTTCTTTATCCAGCGCGCATATTTACCACGATAAATATCGCAGACTTTTTTTACATATCGGTACCTCTCCAGTTTAAGCGAATAAGTTTCAACCAATTCGTCCGGTAACTCCAGCGCTTCAATGGCTTCGCGTTTTTCCTCGGCAATATCACCGAGCGTTTTGTTTTCCAAATAATCTATTTTCTCCGTGGACGCCAATAGCGCATCAATGTCCAAGGTAGGGGTCTCGGCCAATTCTTTGCGTGCCATTTCAAACAGTTCACCAACGCGGATGGATGTATCCATCTCGAGGGGAAACACCGTCAAGTTATCCTAGTATACGAAAATATTATTATATCTTTTGCGATTTGTAATAAAGTGTTCTTATTATAGTGGTTTACATGGAAACACGCCGTTCTTCGGAAGAAATAGATGCTCAAGACATTGTTTTGAACGAAGATGTGGCCGTCATTCGCGATATTTATCTCGTAAAAAAATGGCTGGGCAACGGTAAATTTGGCTCGGTTTATCAAGCGGTGGATATTACCGATGACCAACTTGTCGCCATTAAAATGGAAAAAGCCGACGCAGAATATTCTTCCATCAAACACGAAGTGCGTATCATGAGTTATTTATTCCGACACCGATTCCGACAACTTCCCGATGTCCACTGGTACGGAAAACAATCCGGGTTTATTCACATGGTCATGTGTTATTACGAACGCAATTTGGATCAGTTGGACACTCTTTCGCACCATCAGATGCGCCAATGTCTTCAAATTTTAAAGATCATACATGGACTCTTCGTCATTCATCGCGACATAAAACCACAAAATTTCATGTTAAAGGGGGATAAAATCCATCTGATCGACTATGGCCTGGCCACCTTTTATGTCGGAGACGACGGAGAACACGTTCCTAATAAAAAACAGGACACAATCACCGGTACACCTAAATTTGTCAGTTATTACAACCATGTGGGGCAATTACCGAGCCGGCGCGACGATTTGATTTCTCTCGGATATTTATTCTTCTACATGTTGAATCGGAAATTCTTGCCATGGTCCTCCCCGCATAGTGACGTCTCGCAAAAGTCTTACGCTATTCGCGTTACCCAAATGAAATCGTGGGAAAATATTTCCATACTTACCCGCGGGGGGGGCAAGGAGGGCTCGGACAACTTTCTCCATGCGTTTATGAATCATTGTTATCATTTGGACTATTCTGCTGTTCCCGACTACGACTATTTGTCCACACTATTTGGTTGATTTTTTCACAAAAAGACAAATGTTCTCGTGATTATCCCCGGTATCCACGTTGACTGCCACGGTCTTGTTCCACATGGGTCGTATGGCACCCTTCTTCGCAAATCCGTGTTTTTTTGTGATTTCTACCATGTCCTGTACCAGATTTATGTTCGGACGTTCGGATTCTTGGTAATTGGAAATAATATAACACAGTCGCCCACCCGGCTCGAGTACATGCCAACACATTTGGATCGTTTTCTCCCAATATCCCTGTAGCCATTCTTCGTATGTCTGGTAACGCTCGGTGCTCTGTTTTTTTCCCGGGTACAATTCCAGTCGATAATAGGGCGGACTGAAAAACACCACGTCGAAATAATTCTTATATTTCCGCATAAAGGCGGGATGAGTTAACAAATTCTCCGAGGGTTCACACCATATTGTGCTAGCCTTTTCTGGGTAAAAGGTCCGCGCAAATTTTTCGGTTTTTTTACATACACTCGGTATGATGTCGTTACCTACATATTCGATAACATGGGGACACTCCATGAACCCGTAGCAATACGAGGACCAACCCAATGTGGGTGTGAATATCCGGGTTCCTTTCAACAGCCGGTGATTCAGCGAATAAATCACGTAAGGGTTCAATATGGATGCGCGAAAATAAAAGGAAGAAAACACGCTCCCTATTCGCCCATTTTTCGCATAAAAACGCGCACTGGGAGTCAATATCTTGTAATCAATGACACGGTGGTTGTATAAATCATCTAAAACCGTTAAAAATGATTTGACGTTGTCTATCCCCGATTTGGTGTTTTTCAAAATGTCTTTGTAATACATGTTTCGTATCACATTTTTGTATTTCACCTCGGCATTGTTGTTGATATTGCCCATAAGCATGGGACTCTCTCGTATAGAAAGTGGTAAAAGCGGTTTCAGTGATGTGTCGTAAAATCGTCCCAAATATTCTTCGCGGTTCTCAATGTGGTTAAACAACACCCGCAAATCTTCTACAGGTATTTCGTGCGTTTTCGCGTATTTTTTCAACGGTATCAGGGTGCGGCCGGATTCCACGCGATAATTGCTTAAAAAATCCGACCACGACATTTTTGGGTACCCCGAAAATAATCCTATAAAATCCGACCTTGTAACAAAATACATCTATATTATGAATAGATGTATTTTTATACCCTTGAAGGGTGTTAGTGTGGTATGTCTAACAAGAAGACGGCGCCGTCGGGGCAGTCGGACGCTTACGACGCTTCACCTCCGAATAACCATCGGCGTCTGACGATGCGCTACGATGAGAAGGACGCGGCTGATAATCACCCGAATCATCGCGGTAATTGCTGTAAGAACGCCCGCCGCTCTGCTGATGCTGCGATCTAGAAGGAAAGGAGTTGTTCATACGGTGCGTGTCACACATCAAAATACCCTCCTTGATACCCGACACATCCGACGCATGGTACTCGTGGTTCTCACTCTCCGACTTGATCAACTTGAACTCCACATACTCTCCCTGGACCAAATACTTGTATTGCTGAGACTCGCCGCGAATTGAAGAAAAATGCACAAAAATGTCCTTGTCCTTATGGTCACCCTCGCAAACGGTAATAAATCCAAAACCGGATTTGTTATTAAACCACTTGACACGACCAAGCAGACGGGAATCGGTAACGGCAGAATCAGACATGTTTGATGGAATTGAGAGAAAAAGATTTATACGGTATAACCTGTATACCCTATTTATTGGGCACCTTTTTAAATTGATTTGTAAAATAATATATTTCTTTACTGTATAGTATCATGGCCGCACTTCAGTTTACCAACAAAATGGGTTCCGCGATTTTTCTCATATTGGCGTTATTGTTATCGCTGGTTTTAGGTACTTTTTCGTTTTTACAACCCCATGACGCCAAAGCTTCCCTACCCGTAATCGGAGACATAGCATTGATCCCCACCAGCTAATTCAGCGTATCCAATATGTCCATGTATTTAAATGTCGCGCGGTTTGTCATACTAGGATAAGTCGCTCCTTCCGTTTTTTTCAACTTGGAAAGATGATGTATCGCCGGTATAATTTTCTCGATCCAGTCTTCGCGGTCCTTCAATAAAGACACACTCTGCGAAATCAAAATAAACAAATTCTCGGTTATCTCCTCCACTTCATTCGTCTTGCCCGATTCACCGGCATATTTCAATATCGCCTTTTCCAGATAAATAATCGTCTCCAAAATCGCATTCTCGCTCAAAATACCCTTTCTCATCAAATTCACAATAAACAGCGTCATCGCCTTTCGTGTATCGTTGGTCTTGGTATATTTACAGTATCCATCGTAGTCCTGGTTCGGGTCCGTGTAATGGATCTCGTGCAAGGACGAACGGTAATTTTCCAACAAATCCTCAATGTTCGCCTGAAATTGCCCGAATTCGCCGATCAATTTTTTGTAAAGTTCCGCGTATATTTCCGACAGAATCTTGTTGGAACTCGCAATATCAAAAATCATTTTGGCTATTTTCTTGATTTGATCGCCGTTACCATCCACGATTGACTCGACAATCTCTTGTATTAGCTCCACAATCATTGAACATTGCGTCTCATAATTTTTTGTTGTCAATTTGTTCAGTGCCATACGGACCTCCGTAATCGTTTTGTCCGCATCGGACCTTACCAACTTCGGGGTCGCTTTGAACGATTTTCCCGCATTCCAGTTGTCATTTTCATCCTGTGAACGCCTCTTTTCCGACGAAATTTTTCCGTGTGTACGGCGATCGTGTACCAGGGGTTTTTCCGTATTCTTGCGCACCGGCTTTTCGCCCGTTTCTTGCGTCTGCGCAAATTGTTGGATTATTTTATCTAAATCGCCAATCCTTTGCTGCGTATCTTCCTCTAAAAAATCTGCGTAACAATTTAGTATTTCCTGACGTATTGTGAGTATTTGCGCCAGGTTATACTTTTGCGGTGATACTGTCATGCTTGTTCTATTATAACTAAGTATATATTTTTATATCGTTGCGTTTGTAGATTATTACAATAATGTTGGATAAGTACATATCTATATTTATCTCACAACCATGGATTCTTGGAAACAAACCATTCATTTGTATGATGAAAAGTATGATCTGGGTTTGGGTAAAATGATGGGCTGGGAAGACAATGTTACGGATCACAAGTCCGTCGACGAACCCCTACTTTCGGTCTTTAAATTGCCCATCACGTACTTGCCAGAAGATACGGTACGCCCCCTCTCCGAACTCGTGAGTACGGATTTAGAAATGGTCGCCGGTTCTCCCGAACACAAAGGAATGTACGATTATATGTTACAACCTCAACACGATTTCGCCAAAAATCTCATTACTGACTGGAATCAGCATTTCACCACCGATACGGAATTCTTGTCCAACAGTCAACAGGTTCTCCACAACATGCCCCAGTATTTAGAAGGCATGGCTACTCCGGAACCATATGTTTTCTCCCAAGAAAGATGTGAGAAAATAATGGAAATCTGGAACGACACCAAAAAAGACCCCGATTTTCTGGAAAAATATTGCTACATCGAGTGGGACATGGTGAAATATTTGAATAAGTCGCCCTATTTTCTCCAGTCGCTGTCAATTATCAATATGACCGCGCCCATCATGAGCTTCATTATCCCCATCATTTTCCTCATTTTCCCGTTTGTCATCTTGAAAATACAAAATGTCCCCATCACCTTTCAAATGTATTTTCAGGTTCTCAAGGATATTGCCCGCCACCACTTTATTGGGAAAACCATCTCCAGTCTACAGTCACTCAGTTGGGATAAAATCATCTACATACTCATTACCGTGGGACTGTATTTCCTACAGATTTATCAAAACATCAATCTGTGTTGCCGATTTTACCGCAACATTCACCGCATCAATTCGCACTTGACCGAATTGCGCGATTATTTGGGGTATTCCATTCAAAGCATTCAGAATTTCGTGAAAATAACGGAGAACCTGCCGAGTTACAAGAATTTTACCGATATTGCGCATAAACACTGCCTTGTTCTCCAAAAATTTTATGCGGATCTGCTACCCATACGACCCTTTGAACCCGGGTTCTTTAAAATCACCGAGATTGGCTATCTGTTGAAATGTTTTTATGAACTTCATTCCGATCCCCACTATGAAGAAAGCATACGTTATTCCATGGGTTTTGAAGGATATGTTAACAATTTGCGGGGCATTCACGATAACCTGGTACACGGGCACGTTGCGTCTGCCAATATTCATTCTACCCCCTCTACGACTCATGTCAAAAAACAGTATTACCCCCCGCACGTCGGCAAGGAACACGTTAAAAATACGTTTGATCTCAGTAACAATGCGATTATTACCGGGCCGAACGCTTCCGGTAAAACCACCATGTTGAAGGCGACCACCATCAATGTCATATTCACCCAACAATTTGGCGTGGGATTTTATACCTCTTGCGATCTTACACCATATACGCATATTCATTCCTATTTGAACATACCCGATACCTCGGGCAGAGACAGCCTCTTCCAGGCCGAATCACGCCGCTGTAAGGAAATTATCGACATTATCCATCAGCCGTATCTCGATACTTCTGTAGAAAGGGTCGCCAAACATTTCTGTATTTTCGACGAGCTTTATTCGGGGACGAATCCGAGCGAAGCCACCAAGTCCGCCTACGCCTTCTTGTTGTACCTTTCCAAATTTCAAAACGTCGATTTCATACTCACCACCCACTACGTGTCCTTGTGTAAGAAACTCGAAAAGAAGCTGGAGAAAAAGGCCGCGCTGAAAAAAATTGTCAATTACAAAATGGATGTGGTGGAGAACAACGAAACGGGCAAGGTGAAATACACCTATTTAATGAAAAAGGGCATTTCGAAAATACAGGGCGCCGTCTTAATTTTAGAGGAGATGTGTTACCCCAAAGAAATCTTGGATGAGATGCGAAAAAATTCTGTATAACAAAAATGTTCCACTATTATAGGAAAGCATGGTTCATTCGCAAATAAACAGGCAATTGGTTTACCCAGAAGATTCCGCCATTGAAAAGAAGGATCATAATTTTCAACCACATAAATATCCCACGGAAATCAGCTTTGATGACGATGAACTACCCGCATCTGTTAAATTCTATCTCACGTTTGGTAGAAAAAATGGGGCATTTTTAAAAAGTCATCACATCATTTATTATCCCGTGTATTTGGTCGCCAAAAATGTGGTTCTTTCTAAGATTGGGGTCTTGGAAATTGAACCCGAACATGAAAAGACCATCGCCGGCGATGACGACACGATCGATCCCGACAAGTTGGAATCGCCGCCCCTCTTTTTCTCTTTTTTGACCCGGGGATATTTGTCTTCCAAAGATGCGATTGTATTGACGGGTGATGACGATGACGATGACGACGATACACGTTCCGATACCTCGACCGAGAACTCGGATTCAGACGCCGAAGACGACGCAACCAAGGGTGAGAAAGACGACACCGACAACATATTTAACTTGCCCGCCTTTAAAATGGATAAAATTAAACCCCCCAAAACGTCCGACACATCACCGTTTCGTAAGGATCCCTCCACCAAAATGCCCAAACAACTGGTCGAGGAGACCAAAGCCATGGCAGAAGACATTCGGTCAAAATTCGAAGAATCTTCGAAAACGGAATGGATCGAAAATTTCATGAAAAACAACCATTATGGGATCCAAGACAACGAGGGTGGAGGCGACTGTTTGTTTGCGGTCATCCGTGACGCATATCAGGAAATCGGTAAAATGACCACAATTGACAATCTGCGCGCGCTTTTAGCCGACGAAGTCACCGACGATATATTTCAACAATATCGTACGATTTATTTAGATATCGAAGACGGGATGGTTGAAAATGACCGGGAAATGGCCGACCTTACACGCATGTTGAAAGAATACAAACGTCGCATTCATTCTTCTGAAAAAATAACCAAAAGCGATCACGAAGAGATCCTCCAACAGGCCGAAAAAGCCAAAAAAAAACGGGAGAACCTTAAAAAGGAAAATTACGAAAATAGCGCGTATTTACGGTACAATTTCGGATTCATGAAAGACATTCATTCGTTGGACGCCTTTCGCGAATACATCAAAACATCCAGTTTTTGGGCCGATAGCTGGGCAATTAGCACCCTCGAAGATAAACTCAATTGTAAATTAATCATCTTATCTGAAGAATCCTTTGTCGACGGTTCTCCCGATTCGGTCCTGAATTGCGGCGAAATTTCTCCCGGTATTCAAAAAAAGGGGAACTTTGTACCCGATTTTTACATTATGACTTCTTACAGTGGTCTTCATTATCGTCTCATCACCTACCGAGGAAAGAAATTGTTCGATTTTTCCGAGATACCCTACGATGTTAAGATTTTGATTATCAATAAATGTATGGAGCGTAATTCCGGTGGGTTTTATTTAATACAGGATTTCCGCAATTTAAAGTCGAAAATTGGGCTCAGTGCCGACGAAGGCAAACCCGACGATGATGAAGGAAGCGACGATGCTTATTTGTCCGGGTTGTATGATCCGACTACCGTGTTTGTTATCGACATTCGCGCGCCTACCACGAAAGATCCGGGAACGTCCGCACAGGGTGAGAAAATACCTGTCGGCAAGAAACTTTTGTACCGTAAACTTGCGAAAATAAAGGCGTGGCGGCGGCAATTGGATGATTCTTGGACGGAAGCTCCGTTCACACTCGACGGTAAACGGTGGGCATCGGTCGAACACTATTACCAGGGCGCAAAATTCCGCAAACAACATCCCGATTTTTACGCCAAGTTCTCCTTGGATGCGCGAGACAGCGAATTCAATGAGGACGTGGCGGCGGCCCGAACGGCCGGACGCAAAACTAAGAACAAATACCGCCCGGCCAATGTGAATATTGACCCCGATTTTTACAACGGAGAACGCAGTCTAGCCGAGCGACACCTGGCTCTCAAAGCCAAATTCGAAGGTAATCTGGATTTGAAAGAAGCCTTGTTACTCACGGGACAGGCCAAACTTGTCACGTTTGTTCGACAAGCCCCGGGGGAAATCGATGTCGCTCTCATGACACTCCGAAAGGAATTCTCCCGCGCATAAACTGCCAATTTCCTGGGTTTTGCGTGTTTTTATTACCTTGGAAGGTTCTCCTTAGTAATTCAATGAAAAGGAAAATACAGCCGTTATGCCCCCAAGGGTCAGCGAGCCTTGCTCCCAATCTTGAACACTGAAGGTGTTCTGAGGGAGGTTCGTACAAGGAACCGTAGGTTCCTGTAGCCTTTTCAGATGACCAAACGGGAGAACCCATCTACAAAATACTTGAAAATTACATGTTTTTTATTACTTTGGAAGGTTCTCCCAGAATCAACAATAAAAGTAGTCGAGATGTGTTGTTCCTTGATTACATTCCATGAGGAAGCGTTCCCAGCGGCCTTTTCAGATGGCCAAACGGGAGAACCCATCTACAAAATACTTGAAATTTGCGTGTCGTTATGCCCACCCAACGGGTGGGCATTTCCAAGGGAGGTTCGTACAAGGAACCGTAGGTTCCTGTAAAGGGAGGTTCGTACAAGGAACCGTAGGTTCCTGTTTTTTTTCGAATTATATTGTATCTAACCAACATACAATATATTTCATGAAATTAGGAAAACAATCCCAAATACTGGAAGATTTTGTGGGAGGCATTGTTTCCAATTCTCCATTTCCTAAAACAAAAAAACAATTATTGTCACCCATGTCCCGTTTATTTTTAAAACGCCTCTTGGACCGGCTACGCATTGCTTACAACCATTTTCGTTACGACCTTTTAACGAAAATAGCCTTCCCTACAAATACGTGGCAGCAATCCGACCTGTTTACCAGCATTCCCGCGGACATACGCGATATCATTGTCTGTTCTCCAAAAACAGTCCAATCTTACGAATTTACGGTTGGTTCTCGCAATGTACGTATCCACATGCTTCTTCCCGGTCGCGACCAACGAGCGAGACAACAAACGCAAGACTATTTCCTCCACACGGCGATACTCACGTGGCTCTGGTTTCACACAGTTTCGGAGAACATCCAGGATGGATGCGCACAATCACTGGATATTTATTTGTATTTAACACGCCACTACAAAATGAAACCGGAAAAGGGTGCCATTAATATCATCCACGCGAATACGGCCTACACGAGAACATGCACGCCTACCGCGGTAATACAGATATTTCGCGAAGAGGAATGGTTCAAAGTTCTCGTCCACGAGACTTTTCACACTTTAGGGTTGGATTTCTCCGACATGCCGGAATTTACTACTCACTACTGTAAAACCCTCCAAAATATGTTTCATGTAAAAACTGACGGGCTCCTCTTTGAAACCTATTGCGAAATCTGGGCAACAATCGTCAACACCATGTTTGTGGCGGCCTTTTCCGCAGGCCCCGTGAGAACCCTGGAGAATAACAGCAAAATAATAACAAAAATGGAGAACATGTTCTCCACGGAATCACAATATTCGCTCTTTCAAAGTGCCAAGGTTCTCCGTCACATGGGCATATCTTATGCCGATTTTATCCATCCCGACACACCGGCATCCCAGGCCAAACTCCGACAGTACCGAGAACATACCAATGTCCTTTGTTATTATGTATTAAAATCCGTGTTATTGTACCATTTGGACCATTTTTTACAGTGGTGTTGGGTACATAACGACGGTTCTCTACGGTTTGTGAAAACCCCGGGCAATTTGAAATCGTTTTATGCGATGATACGACACCTATACCGCAGTCGGATGTATGTGAAAGAACACCTTCATATGGAAACCCATGTCAAACATGGAGAACACGGATTTGAACAACGCACCCTGCGTATGACTATTTATGGATAATAATGCGGGGGACCAAGGTCCCCCCGCACGCCCCCTCCTTCCTGTATAACTGTGAAAATATACTAACTGCTATGCCCGCACGCCCCCTCCTTCCTGTATAACTGTGAAAATATACTAACTGCTATG